AGCTTCGTTAGCGTTAGAAACAGCTGAATCAGTTGGCTCGGCTGCGTCAAGAGCTTCTTCAATCTTCACCTCGTCGGTAGAAGCACTAGAAATTCTCTTAGCGACCTCTTCGTCGATTCGCGCTTGAATTTGAGCGTTGAACTTCTCTTGGACATCTTTGTTTTTATGCTTCCATAAAACTTCCAGCTTAGAGGCAAAAGCTTCATAAGCCTCTGCATCTCCCAAGTCCTTCAGTTCAGTAGCAATAAACTCACGATCTTGGTCGTCGAGTTCAAACTTTTCGTCCAATTTGTCCATACGCTCATTAAAAGATGCGACGGCCTCTTCGGCTTTTTTGTCTTTTTCAAAAACTAAAATGCGGTCATTAGCGGCATTTAATTTTTCTTCCAGCTCGGAAACTGAGGACTTTAACTCCTCATATTCCTTTGTGACACCTTCTTTAGCTGCCTTTTGCACTTCGATATCCTTGCGGTATTGTTCATCCCGCTCGCGAATAGCATCAGCAAAAGTATCAGTCATCGAGGCGACTGCTTCTTTAGAGAATTTTTTCTCAGAAAGAAGTTCTTTGAGTTCATTAAGAGTCTTTTCCATTTCCATGTTAATAAAGTTCTTTTGGTTGTTTACATTTAATTTATTATTTTGTGAAATTTTATCCCTTTTATCGTTTATATAAACTTGGGTTTTGGGGGGGTTTCCACCATATAGTCCTTTTACGTCTGCGGCGGGGTTAAGGGTATATGCAATACCTAATGGATAAATGTCACCCATGATTAACCTATAGACACTCTCTCCTTCATCTGTTGTGCCGTTCCCTCCATAACTCCTCAAAAACCCCTGTAATTCTAAAATTTCATCGGGGTCATCTATAATTCTAGTCTCGCTTAAAACGTCACCTCCCACTGCTAAAACATAATCATTAAATCCCACTTCCCAACTCGCAGAAACCTTCTGAAAGGCAGGATCATCGGAGTCTAAAGATTTTTCGACCAAAGTAGTAAAATTTTCATTAACTGTTCTGTATAAGACAGCGCCTAAGGCGATATTGAATGGCTCCGTAGTGGTTTTTGCTTGTTCTTCGGTCAGTAATCGATTAGAACCAAATTCGCTATAACCCGCAGCGGCTATGTGCCCCACTATTTTTTGTTTGTCATGTTCGATATTAGTAGGTTTATGGATAAAGTTGTTAGTGTATTCTACAGCTGTCGCCGTATCCATGCCGTCCCCATTTTTGTTGAATTTGTTTACAACCGCCGCATTGAAGGCTACCCCCAATAAATCTAGGTTGCTTTCATAATCAATCTCACAAGGGACAAGGGGCGCTAAGGTTTCCAAAGATGCTTTGGAAATCAATGAAGATTCATTAATCTCACAAGCTAAAAGCGGAGATTCAAAAGTAGTGGTATATTTGTAATCCATATCACTTTTTCTCAGTCCAACTCTTCGGGAGAGCACTTTCGGCTCCAATTTTCTTAGCTCTACGGGTTAATTTGGCCTTAAACTCATCAAAGCTCATAGACCCTTTGTATCTACCCCAGCTACTCACAGCATCCTTAACGTCTTGAGCAGACATCACGGGAAAAGAGCGTCTTTTGGGGTCAAGGAAATCACTATCCTTCAAAGCGCTTCGCTTTTTGCCCCCAAATCGCTCCGCTGCGATATCCATCAACATCTGAGCGTAGCTCTTTTTTGACTTTTTATCGTATTGGATATCCTTCTTGAGGGCTTTCTTTTCTGCTTCCTTTTTCTCAGAAGGTTTTCCTTTCTTTAACTTTTTAATTTTACCCTCGTCATCCTCGACAGCATCCTCTTCATGTTCCTCTTTCTGCTTTTTGGTATCGCGCTTTAGCTCTTTCTTGTCGACCTTATCCCACTGCTTCTTGGTTTTTTCAGCGGCATCAGCCTCTCTTCGGATATCTCCCTTGTCCTCCTTCATGTCTTTTTCGAGGGAGGAGATCTCAGCTTTAACGTTTTTTACAGCATCTTCATGGTGTTTTAACATTTCTTTTAATGTCTCATGATGCAGCTCTTGCTTATCCCTCTTATCTTGATCGAGGGTAATTTTTCTTTTTTCCTCCTGAAGCTCGGGATAAGGCTTCCCATAACCAGCTTCCGCTTCCTGAATTATAGAGACTTCAACTGAGTCTTTGTTAATAGAATGATCTGATTTAAGATTTGGTTTCATGGCTATGGTGTAAGATGGCGGCAGGATATGCCTCTAGTGAATGTTTGGCTGAAATGTCTAAAACCTCCTTTAAAGTTGTGAGGGTTTCTATTTCATTAAAATCTTTTACACAAGATTCTAAGGTTTCTCCCCAATATTCTTTAGTTTGGGAACACACTATAGACTCGCACAAATTACTAACCATGTCTTGTTGGGCCTCGCTAAGTTCTTTAACACCCAGCTGTTTGACCATTTTACCTTTGGCGTCATCGACAAGACTCTCTATATCATAAATTGTTTGTTGAATATTAGCCCTAGAATACTGGGCGTCAGCGATAGGGATGTCAGTGGTCCCCTCGGGCCTCCCAGCCTCTTTTCGAGGACCAGTTGCCTCCCCACCAGCAGGAGCAATTACAGGAACGCCCCCAACTAGAGGGTTATAGTAACCCTCCTCGCGCTCTTCTAAGAAATCTTTCTGCGCTTCAGCGAGCTTGTCTGGTTCAGGAAATCTGCCATTATGGAACATTTCCATTCCCTGCTTGGGAGTAATGATTCCTAACTCCATAAGTCTAGTAGAAGCTCTCATTAATTGGACCTCATCCCTCATATCGATATCTTTCATCTTCGCCTCGGGCCACGACCGAAAACCAAGGTCTTTGGCTATTCTTTTTATTTCACGATTGAGAAAATCATTCAAAAATCCGTAACGAGACTCTTGTAACCTATCAATAAAGATCTGAGCCTTTACTTGAGTAGAATTAAACTTTTCCTCCCCAACGACAATGTTTTGGAGACCTTGTTTAATATCATCATTAAGTATTTGATATTTTTCTGGCCCCAGCACCAAGTTTAGTTCGGGAATGATAAACTCAGCTTTGGTGGTATAATCTGAAACCAACACGCGCCCTACACTTTCATTTTTGAAAAGGCTCTGCATCGCTGCCATATTATTGGGGTTGATGCCTCCTTTATCTGGATCAGCACCCATCGTTATAAGCAAAATAACATTTTCTACCGTGCGGGTAATTGCCTGATCCATTTTCTTCAATTCCAGCTTGGCATTGATGTCCTCCAAAACAGGAAATCCAAATGGGATAGCGAAAGGCTCATAATCCTGCTTCTTATAAAAAGAATAAGAAAGCCTCTCGGGATCTAAATCCATATAAGCTCCCTCTTGGGAATAAGAGCCGTCCCGTATCTGGGATTGGAGGGCTGGGTCTAGTCCTTGGAAAATAGCTAAATCCTCGTCTGTTTGCGGCGAAGCTAGACGAGCTATCTCGTAATCGGATAAAACTTTTTGATAAGCTCCATTGTAAGTAAAAGAGGAGGCCCTTCTAGCTACCACATCGAAAGGGTTTAGCAAAATATAGCGAAGAGGGATTTTGTTGGCAGAAGCACCTATCGACCCCACTTGGTTTATTAATTTTGCATAGTCCTGAGCCTTGAATTTTCCATCTATCCTATAAAGGAAGATGTTGCCGCTTCTGTAATATTCTCGGAAATACTGATCTTTAAGGTTAATAATGTTAACCCTCTTAAACCACTCGTAGAAAAATTCTCTGCTTTTGCGGCTCCCGCCCTCTAAATAGATATCGGTGTTGGTGAACTCCGACATTATATCTATAGCATTTCTAAAAACTGCTACATTTGCGTAAGCTTTTTGACATAGCTCAATACCGTCTCTAGCTGTAACCCCATCAGAGGCATACTCATATGGGAGCATCCCTACCCGAATGCTAGAAAATCTATCTTTAGGGTTGTTATAAGCCACCCTGTTGGTTCGCGATCCCTTAAAACTTTGATCGGTCATTGCTTGCCGCCGAGCCTTAGAAATATATTCATAGGAGGCAGTCGAAGTATAGAAGGGCTCTCCTAAAAGTTCAGGCGTCATCTCTTCATTAGGGGGAAGGGAGGGGTGCTCACTAGCGTTAAATTGGTTCCAATATTCTGAGCGTTTGGTATATTTTCTTTTAGCCATGGAATGTATTCCATATTACACCCCAAAGTTAACTTTCAACTTTTTAAAGTTAAGAAATGAACATAGGAGTAAAGGTGGTTTGTATATTGCCCACATTGTCAGACTCCATGTCATAAAAAACGTTCATGGCCCAATTACCTAAAACTAAAGCTGAATAGGAGTCTTTTCGAGCTTTGTCTGCACCTTTTTGTTTTCTCAGGTTAGGGGGAAGATCAAAGCTTTGGGTTCCCTGTAAAGAAGTCGTAATTTGTATAAGGGCACATTGGACCTTAATTAAATCCATCATATCTTTCTGATGTTCTACAAAATCAATCATTCTCGCCCCCGCTCCACCCTTCTCGTTAGGATCATTCCTCAGGAATTTTAAATCCTTAATAGGGATTCTAGCTTTCCTCTGGGCGTTATAATCATCATTCATCGCGGCACCCGCAAAAAATATTTTTTTATGGTCGAAAGAAGCTTGTAGGGATTCATTGGCAATTCTAATCCACGGAGACGTTGGCTTCCTTAAAAAGACAATGTTTTTCTCACTAAGGTTATATTGATGTTTTATCTTG